ACCCGGACAACGCGCGCTCCTGGTTCTACCTCGGCAACAGTTACCGTGACAGTAACCGTCCGGACGAGGCGCTCGCTGCCTACCACCGCCGGCTCGAACTCGGTGGCTGGGACGAAGAGAACTTCATCACCCAGTGCAACATCGCCTGCTGCTACAAGGAGCTGGGCGAGGAGGCGAACTTCATCGCAGCGTGCCTGCGCGCGTTCGAGATGCGCCCCTGCCGTGCCGAGGGCCTATACGATCTGGCGCACCATCTACGCGAGCAGGGCCGCAACGATCTCGCGATGCTGTTCATTGAGAAGGGCATCAGCATTCCGCGGCCGGACGACAAGCTGTTCGTCAATGAGTTTGTCTACAGCCACGGTTTCCGGGAAGAGTACTCGATCGCGGGTTTCTATCAGCCGGAGAACCGCGAGCGCGCGTTCCACATCATCAATGGCCTCACGCTTGACCGCACCGCGCCGGAGCACACGCGGCAGCTCGCGCGCGGAAATATGGTGCACTACCTGCGCCCGCTGAAGGATTTCCTGCCGTCGGTCGAGATGAAGCGGATCGACGTTACGCCGGACACTGGCTACATCGCCATGAACCCGTCGATCTGCGAGAACCACGCTGGCAGGCTTGAATGCATTGTGCGGACGGTCAACTACCGGATCGACGAGCACGGGCGTTACATGATCGGCGAGAAGGGGTGTGGCGACGCGCCAATCGTCACCAAGAACTTGCTACTTGAACTCGACGATGATCTGCACACGGTCAACGCGGCGCCGGTGGTCTGGCCGCATCCTGAACCGGCGTTCGATCTCGTCATCGGGCTCGAAGACATGCGGCTGTTCTGGCATGGGAGCCGCCGCATGTTCAGCGCCTGCGTGCGCGAGCAGAGCGCCTCCGGCCAGTGTGAGCAGTGGCAGGGCGATCTCTCGTGGGATGACATCGACGGCTGGCTGGTCGACAACTACCGGCGCATCAGCGATGGAGAGCACACCGAGAAGAACTGGGCAGTCCTCCCGCTCAACAAGCCCGAGGTCACCTATATGTACCGGCTCGGCGTCACTATCGACGAGCATGGCTACGGCGAAGTGTCGGTGCCCCAGCGCCACGCCGCAGAGAACATCAGCGGCAGCAGCCAATGGCTGCGCTTCAACCACGGCTACATCGCGATCGTGCACGAGGCGATTGTGCACCCCGGCACCGGCAAGCGTGTCTACCAGCATCGCTTCGCGTTCTACGACTACACTATGACGCAGCTGAAGCTCTCTCTGCCGTTCGTGTTTCAGGACGTGCAGATCGAGTTCTGCGCGGGTCTCGCGCTTCACCGGAACGGCCGCGAGTTCGTCGCCTCGTTCGGTGTGCGCGACTGCGAGGCGTGGCTCGCGCGCTTCCGCACCATTGACGTCATCGAATTCCTGGGGCTGTGACATGCGCGCACGACTTGTAACCGGATATGTTCCGCTCGCTGATCACCCGCGCTCCGCGGAGGAGTACGGCGTGCTGGGCGAGAAGCTCGGCGGCGTGCCCGTGCGCAAGGCGGCGTTCTACCAGCGCGTCGAGGAGACGTGGCTGCACCGCTTCGTGAAGCACCTGCAGGTCATCCCGCGTGTGTCCGCAGGTGACAATCCGCAGAAGAACACGCTGGCGTACCACTGCGTCAACCACCAGAAGACGGAATGGCTGCTCGCCGCGGTGGAGAAATACCCCGAGGACGACGTCTATGTCTGGGTCGACTACGGCATCTTCCACCAGCCGGGCATCACCAACGAAGTGATCTACAACTTCATGGAGCGCGTCCAGAACGACGCGATCTACGCGCCGGGTTGTTATGACAAACCCGTAGCGGTGATCAGCGCAGCTCCGTGCTGGCGCTTCTGCGGCTCCGTGCTCGCTGTGCCGAAGATGTTCGTGCCGATGCTGCACTATGCCTGCGTGCGTACGGCGCAGCAGCATATTCGCTCTACAAACAACGTAGAGTGGGAAATTAACACGATTGCTAGAGTAGAGAAGAATGAGCGACTGCCGTTCCACTGGTACAGAGCTGACCACAACGCCACCCAGTTTACGAACCTACCGCACACCTCTGAACAGGCGGGCGCAGGCGAAACGGCACTACGAGAAATATAAAGCCGAGCGGCGTGAAGAATGGAATGCGCGATCGCGGGCCTTTGCTGTTGCTAATCGAGAAGTGGTACGACGCCGCGCTCGCAATGCGCACTTCAAACGTAAATACGGGATGACGCATGAGGACTGGGACGCCGCGTTTGCGGCACAGGGGTCACGCTGCGGTTCGTGCGGGGCCGATACGCCCGGATCAAAGAAGGGGCACTGGTGGCACACTGACCACGACCACACGACCGGTAAATTCCGCGGCATCCTATGCGGTCGATGCAATATAGCGTTGGGGTATTTTGAGAACGCCGAATTGAACCGCAACCTCGCAGCATACCTGGAGAAAGCAAATGTCGCAGCTTGAGCAGCTCTTCACGCAGTACGGCACCGACAAGGGCATCTGGGGCTACACCCCGGCCTACGAGAAGCACCTCGGCCCGATGCGCAACACGGCGACGAAGGTGCTGGAGATCGGCATCTGCGGCTTCCGCGAAATCCCGAACAATGTCGTTGGCGCCAGCCTGTTCGCGTGGCGCGACTACTTCCCTTATGCCTCGATCTATGGTCTCGACAACGACGCGCGATTTATTTTCAACGACCAGGAGCGCGTCCATACTGCGCTCGCTGATGCCTACGACACGATGTCGTTGTCGGCAGCGCTCATTGGGTTCAACGCAGGCCAATTCGACTTCATCTGCGACGACGCCGTCCACGATCCCCTGCCGCAGATCCATCTCGCACGTATGTTGTGGCCGCTGCTCAAGACGGGTGGCGTCTACGCGATCGAGGAGGCGTGCCCCTACAAATGCCCCGGCAATTCGCTGGAGAGCATGGTTCTCGCGCTCATGCAGATGCACCCCGACATGAAGATCGAAGAGTTTCAGACCCACAAGGACGAGCGCCTGCTGATCCTGACGAAAGCGTAGCGGATAACACTCCATTAAGGGGTCCGTCCTTTCGTCGTGCTCGATCAGTTTTACTCACCAGGAGACTTGGCCATGGCCAACTTCACCAAGAAGACCGAGAAGAGCGCCGAGTTCGCCAAGGGTGGCAACACGCCGATGTTCGGACACGGCCCGGAGACGCCGTCGCAGTTGCAGGCCGGCGAGCAGGCGCCCGGCGGCACCGCTCACAAGAATGAGGGCGGCTCCGGCGACAAGTTCGCCAAGGGCGGCTCGAACAAGATGTTCGGCTACGCCGGTTCGCAGCCCGCCGAAGCGGGCAAGACGAGCGCCCGCTAATGCAGCGGGTCAAGGGTACTTCGACGGGGCCGGGGGCGCCCACCAAGGTGCCACAGCCAGGCGCTGCTTCAGCCGTAGGGCCGAAGCCGCCGAAGCTACGCCCGCCGAAGAACACCCGGGATTACGGCAAGCCGGCGCCAGCGCCGGCAGCACCGCCGAGCCCGTTCGGACCTGGGTCGGTAGGAGACTTCTGATGTTCAAGAAGCACATGACGCCGTTGCAGCCGCACTCGAAGAAGGGCTCGCTGCACGTCTCTTCGAACAAGGGTTCGTCCCAGCGCAATCTGCCCGCGGCCGCTACCGGTGGTGGTCCCGCGAGCTTCCAGTCATACGGCAAAGCTACCCCCATGGCACAGCCGGCCCAGAGTGACGACGCTCAAGGTCTCGGTACGGGGGCCTTCGGCGGAAACCCTCTCGGATGAACGCACCACAACGCGCCCCCAAAACAGTCGACATCATGAAGCAGCTGCTGGCGCGGCTGCGCTCCGCGGACCCCGACGCTTTCGAGCAGTTCGTGGCGTGCTTCGACGTCTATGCCACCGAAATTACCGTGGCGGTAACGGAAGCGCCGCAGGAACACATCCTCAACGCCCAAGGTCGAGCGCAGCAATGTCTCGCGCTCCTGCGGGCGATCCGTGAATGCCACCTCCAACGACCGCAACAGGCCCCTGGTCAACAGGCGCCGTAAAGGAAAGACCAAACCAATGGCGACCACAGAAGTCATCCGCGACATCCCCAAGAACGATCTCTTCCCCGTCGATCCCAACGTCACCATCCCCAAGCACGTTCGAGACGCTGCCGCTGCCGCGGATGCCATCCATAAGCAGGCCTACGAAGAGCCGCAGCCGGCGCCGCAGACCGAACAGCAGCAGGATCAACAGGTTCAACAGCCCGAGCCGCAGGCGGCCCAGACTGTTGAAACCCAGCCTCAGCCTCAGCCGCAACCGCAGCCGCAGCTTCCGCCCGACAACTACACCGGCACGCCGAACGCGCAGGAGCTGGCCGATAGCGTCTGGGCCCCCCGCTACAACTCGATGCGCGGCCGTTGGGAAAGCTCGCAGCGCCAGATCGGCGCGATGCAGGAGCAGATGAACGACCTCGCTGCCGAGCTTCAGCGCGCGCAGGCGCTGCTCACCAACGGAGGCCAGCGCGCGCCGCAGCCAGCGCCGCAACAGCAGCAGACTCACAAACAGTTGATCACTGACCAGGATCGCGAGGACTACGGCGACGGCCTGATCGACGTCGCGCGCCGCGCCGCGATGGAGGTCGTCAGCCCCGAACTCGACGCGCTTCGTGCCGAGAATGGCGAGCTGAAAAAGCGAGTAACGACAACGGCTCAGAGCGAACTGCGGCAGTCGTTGGCCGGTCAGATTCCGGACTGGATCGCGATCAATCGGAGCGACGCGTTCAAGCGTTGGCTCTCTTTACGGAATATTTACACTGGTGAGGTGAGAGGGGTGATGTTGAACGCGGCCTACGCAGCGGCAGACGCTCCGAAGGTGATCGCGATCTTCAAAGACTTCATCAATGAGGTGAAGGCCACGGGCGGGGAGCTTCCCAGCGCCAGGCAAGAGCAGCAACAGCAGGTGCCACAGCCTGCAGCTCCTCGGACGCCGGCGATCCAGTTGGAAACTCTTGCGGCTCCTGGCCGGGCACGGCCGGCAGGTGGCGACGCCAATCTGCCCGCGGACAAGCCAACCTACACCCGGCAGCAAATCGCAAATTTCTATGCTGACGTCCGCCGCAGCGTGTACTCCGGTCGAGAGACTGAGAAGGCACGCATAGAGGCCGACATCATCGCAGCACAGAGCGAAGGGCGCGTCCGGGGTTAGCCGGGGGCTCTTCGCGTAACACGAGTGCACGCCCCCACGCGCAACAGGGGGCTCCGCACAACAACAGAACAAGAGCGGTGAGGCCCCCGAACTCAGGGGGCTTCAATGCCAATTCCCAGTGCAGGTTATCCGGGCGCAACGTCCGGCTCCACTCCCGCGATCTACCCCACCGGTAGCTCCGGCAACGCCCTCCAGTCGACGGGTTTCATCCCGGAGATCTGGTCCGGCAAGCTCGTCGAGAAGTTCTACGCGTCCACCGTCCTCGCGGCGATCTCGAACACCGACTACGAAGGCGAGATCAAGAACAGGGGCGACCGGGTCAAGATCCGCACGAAGCCGACGATCGCCATCCACGACTACAAGTCGGATGGTCTGCTCGGTCTGGACCGCCCGACCGGCGGCACCGTCGAGCTGTACATCGGCTCGGGCAAATACTTCTCGCTGATCCTCGACGACGTGATGGAAATTCAGAGCGATCTGAACATCCTCTCCATGTGGTCGGACGACGCCGCGCAGCAGCTGAAGATCACGGTCGACAGCGACGTGCTCGACGGCATCGTCAACCAGATGGCGGCCGCCAACAAGGGCACCGCCGCTGGCGCAATCACCGGCAACATCAACCTGGGTGCCAAGGGTACGCCGCTCTCGGTCGTGCCCAAGAACCCGGGCGCCGGCGACATCGAACTCCTCGACGTTCTGATGCGTATGGGCCAGGTGCTCGACGAGCAGAACATCCCGGAGGTCGGCCGCTGGGTCGTGATGCCGGCGTGGGCGGGCCGCATGATCAAGCAGTCCGAACTGCGGCAGGCCTATCTGTCCGGTGACAGCGTCACGATGCTGCGCAACGGCCGGCTGGGCATGGTGGATCGGTTCACGATCTACATCTCCAACCTGCTGCCGAACAACAGCTCGGACCCGGCGAACTTCAACGCCGGCGAGTGGCCGATCTTCGCCGGTCACGCGCATGGCCTGACGTTCGCGTCGCAGATCAGCAAGGTCGAGACGCTGCGCTCCGAGCTGACCTTCGGTCAGATCCTGCGCGGGCTGCAGGTTTACGGCTATCAAGTGGTCGATGGTAAGGCACTTGTGCAGGCGCAGGTCGCGCCGAACAGCTAATCTCGTCATGAGATGACGAGAATAGCGCTCCTATTCTCGTCAATAACGAACGCTTAAGACCCCCCGGATGTAACCGTCCGGGGGGTCTTCTTTTTAGGAGCGCGCGATGCCCGTCGCACCGAACACCACGCTCGATACCGTCGAGGACTACATCACCGACGCGCGCGTGCTCCTGCTCGATCAGGTCGCGCCGTATCGCTATGACGACCCGAGCCTCCTCACAGCCCTTAACGTCGCGCTCTTGGAAGGGCGACGTCTCAGGGCAGATCTGTTTGTGTTCTGCGATCGCGAGGGCGGTCGCGTGCCGAGCTACGCCGTCGTTGACAACACCAAGGTCCCGATCGAGCAGCAGTTTCGTCTCGCGTTCCTTCACGGCCTCGTCGGTCACGCGATCCAACGCGACCAGGAAGACATTCAGGACGCACGCGCGACGTCGTTCCTCAACATCATGTCCAACATCCTCACCGGCAAGAACATGATCCAGATCCCGCAAGGTGGTGGCTAATGCTCGCTCCGTCAGACATCAACGTGCTCATGAACCAGTGCAGGGTCGAGCTGACCGGCGTGTCCGACGCGCTGCTCAAGTCGACCATGTACGAGGTGATGGATGAGTTCTTCCGCGACACGTCATCGTGGCGCGAGCAGATCCCGTTCCAGGCATCGCCGACTGGGATCAGCTACGCGATCGCGCCGACCGAAGGCCAGATCATCCGGCTCGACAAGGTGACGGACCCCGGCGGTTACTTCGTGCCGGCGCTGATGGAAGAAATTCCCATCGTCGTGTTGAAGAACGCGCCGAACCAGCCGGTCCAATATACCGCCACGGTAATCAAGAACGTCTGCCTTCCGCTGACGCGCGAGGGCTATCCGATCGGTCCCGACTGGGTGCTGCCGAAGTGGCACCTCGCGATCAAGCACGGAATTCTCGGCAACCTGATGAACCAGGACAACAAGAGCTACAGCAGCAAGAAGACCGCGCTCTACAACCTCAGCAAGTTTCGCCAGTTCATCGGCAACGTGCGCAGTGCTGTGCTCCGCGCCAACACATCCGGCGCGCAGGCGTGGCGCTTCCCGCAGAGCTTCCGCGCGACCACGCAGAAGGGCGGTGTGCCGCCCATGAGCGGCGGCGAGAGGACATTCTGATGGCCCAGACCGCAGCATGCGTCGACATCTACCAGCTCGACAACGGGACGCTTCAGGACGCTTTCCAGTTCGGCAAAGCGGGCGACACGTCGTGGTCGCTGACCGGCATGAGCTTCAAGATGGAAGTGAAGCAGAGCCGTGAAGACGCGGTGCCCGTGCTCACGCTCACCTCCGCTGCCGGCAGCATCATCGTTGATGACGCTGTGCAGCGCGTGCTGCACCTCAATGTCCCCGACAACGTCCTGCAGAGCAACCTGCCTCCGGCGGAATACGCCTACGACCTGATCATGCTCGATGGCTCGACCCCGCCCATTCGCACGCCGCTAATGCAGGGCAAGCTCTTCATCAAGCGCGGTGTGACGGAGGATTAAGATGGTTGTTCAGGTCACCTCGCCAGCTCCTATGTCTGCGCAGCCTGTTGTGGTCGTGAACGGCCCGACCGGCCCTGCCGGCGCGTTTGGTGGTCCAACGGGCTCCACTGGCCCGACCGGCCTCGTCGGCGGCACAGGCGTGACCGGCGCGACGGGCCCGCTTGGCACTGGCCCCACTGGCCCCACTGGTGCCGGCCCGACAGGGCCAACGGGCTTCACCGGTCCTGCAAATAATCCCGGCGCCACAGGTGCAACCGGTCCCACGGGTATCGGCAGCGTCGGCCCGACGGGTCCGCTGGGTACCGGCCCCACGGGCAGCATCGGTCCAGTCGGTAGCGTCGGCGCGACGGGCCCCACCGGCATGACCGGCTTCGGCGCGACGGGCCCCGTAGGCAACACCGGCCCGAGCGGCGGACCTACCGGGCCGACCGGCACCGTCGGCGCTACTGGACCAACGGGCGCCGTCGGCGCTACGGGTCCGAGCGGCGGCCCGACCGGCCCGACAGGCTCGGCCGGTACCGGCGGCACCACTGACATACGCCCGCCGACGACCGCGCAGTTCAGCTACACCGCGAACGGCACCAGCGTGACGCAGAGCGCGACCTATGACAGCGCGCGGGGTCTGTCTGTGCAGCGCACGGATAGTCCGTCGGCTGGTCAGAATCGTGCGTGTTTCCGGGGCAAGGCAGTGCCGGCGAGTACGTGGACCGCGACGATGCGCGTGAAGCACGGCCCCGCGAGGAACAACAACTATCAACGGTCCGGCTTCGCGCTCTTCGAGAGCGCCACCAATAAGATGGCGGTCGTCGGTGTGAGCTACGAGAACGGCGTGCTCCAATTGGAGGTATCGACGTGGACTGACCTCAACACGTTTGGATCGATTGTCTACGGCAACAGCGCCGTTGTCGGAAACATGCCTGAGTTTTTCAGGATTGTTTGGAACGGGACCAACTACCAGTTCCAGGTGTCGTTCGACGAGAGCATCACCTGGACCACGCTGTACACAGCTGCGGCAACGGCGCTGTTCACGACAGCGGCGGACAAGATCGGCGTCGCCGTCGGCACGTACCAAAGTATCGACCTGGCGCCGGCGACTGCGAACGTCAAATACTACGCTGATCCGGACATCCCGTAATGAGCGCGCCGAACACCACAATCGTGCGGCGCGACGAGGAGACTTGCATCATCAGGCCTCCTGTCGATCGCGTCATCATCCGTAAGCCGACGGATCGTCGCCTGCATCGTCAGGCGATCAACCGGCAGATCATTCGTCCGCCGAGGGCCCAATGGCGCTGATTGCACGAGAGTTGAAGCAGGTCGTCGAGCGCATCCGCTACCATGTGGACTGCGACACTTGGCTTGCCGACGGTGAACGTCTGACGGGCATTCAAGCGACCGTCGATGTCGGGCCCGCGGTGGTTGATGGCATCGTGATCGATCACACCTCGCGCGGCTTCTTCTACTTCGTCACGGGTGGCAACCTCAACGACCAGTTCAACATCATCTTCGCGCAGGCGACCTCGTTCGGGCAGATCCGGCACGACCATGTGCAGTTCAACATCGGCACCAATGGCGGCGCAACGGTCAACGCGAACACGCTCGACCTGATGATGTCGATCATCGGGCCGACCGGGCCGCAGGGCTTCGGGCCGAACGGTGCGACGGGTCCTGTCGGTAATCCAGGTCCGACGGGTCCGACTGGTTCGACCGGTCCGCAGGGCATCCAGGGTCCTCCCGGCGGCGCCACTGGTCAGACTGGTCCGCAAGGTGCGCCGGGTGGTCCGACAGGTTACACGGGACCGACGGGATACACCGGCCCAGCTGGAGGTCCGACGGGATCGACCGGCAACACAGGTCCGACTGGCGTCATGGGCCCAGCCGGTGTCGGACCTACGGGCAACACTGGTGCGACCGGCTTCGGCGCAACCGGCGCAACCGGCGTGACGGGTCCGACCGGTACGCTCGGCTTGACCGGACCGACAGGCCCGCTTGGCACAGGTCCGACTGGCTTTGGCGCAACGGGCCCAACTGGTTGGACGGGTTACACCGGCGGGCCTGGACCCACGGGCTATACCGGCGTGATGGGCGCGACCGGCAACACAGGTCCGCTTGGCACTGGCCCGACGGGTCCGACGGGCAACACAGGTCCAACGGGGCCGCTGGGCACAGGTCCGACTGGCTTTGGTGCGACTGGCCCCACCGGCGCGGCGTCAACGGCTGTGGGACCGACAGGACCGCAGGGCGGCGCCGGCGCAGCGGGTACGATGGGCCCGACAGGTTTGCAGGGCACTGCCGGTGGCGCGGGCGCGACGGGCCCGACTGGACCACAGGGGGCTGCTGGTAGTGGTGGTGGTGGTGGCAGCGCCGGCGGTGGTGTCGCGTTCGACGGCAAGATCGTCGAAAGTCATTCCGGCAATGCGGTCACGTTTGCCGTTAAGACGGCGGCGGGCAACGATCCAAGTTCTGGCACTCCGGTTACGTTCACTTTCCCCGACGGCAACGGTGGGGTCTCTTCGGTTGCTGTGACGGCAGCGCTGTCGATCACTATTCCGTCCGGCGCAACATTGGGCGCGACCAATGCGACGGCGTTCCGGGTATGGATCGCTGCGTTCAATGATGCAGGCACCGTGCGGCTTGCAGTGCGAACCTGCATGTCGCCGGGCGGCGCTGGTGGGTCTACGT